TTTCGTTAATACCTTACTGGATGCCAATAACGAAGTAGATGGCCTGCGGGGTACCGTAAACAACCTCGCTAAGGACGGCAGTATCGCCTCTTGGGCTGAAGCCACTATTTTCGGTTTGGCCCGGGTGGTCGATGGATTCCAGTTCCTCGGGCGTGAGGTCGAGGCCCTTTGGCTCTTACTGGCGGCTGGCGCCGATACGGGGGGCCGAGCACTCGCGGGTGATTTTGAGGGGGTGCGCAAGGTCATCGCGAAGCTCAATGCAGACCTGGGTGATATCGATAAGCGCCCCCTCTTTAGCCAGCGCCTAGAGAAGAATTTGGCTGACCAGAAGGCTGCCACTGCAGCGCCCACTGCTGCGCCTCGCCCACGGATCAATGTTTCAAGAATTGGTAATGCCAATCAGTTGTCGGGCGTCGGTATACAACCCGATAACGCCGCCAAGAAGGTTCTTGAGGGCCAGATTAAGGAACAAGACGACCTCATTGCCCGCGAGAAGACCGCACTGCAGGCGCGCCAGCAGATGTTGGACTTTTACCGCGGGCTTGAATTCATGACGCTGCGCGACGCTGAAGATAAGCGCCAAGTCATCCTCAAAGACAGTCTCGCGCAGACTCAGACGGGTTTTGATCGGGAGCTTGCCGCGCTTGATCGGTTTGTTGCGCAGACTGAAGCCAAGCAGCGAAAACTGGCGGGTAAGACTTTTTCGCTTGATGGTGGCTCGCAGTCGAGTTCTGACCCGAAGGTCAGCAAAATGCAGAATGAACTGCGGGTGCTAGAGACGCAAAAGCAGGAGGCGATCAATCGGCGCTCCGAGACGTTCTTTAAGAAGGCAAACGACGAGATCGAGGTGAACGCGCAGCTCGTCCAGTCGCAGCTTCGCTTACTGGAGGTGCGCCGCAAGTTTGACCTTGAGACGACTCAGCACGCTCGTACCGACGAGATTGCAAATGCATCGGCACAGTTTCAGATCGATTTGCTCGGGCGAGACACGCTCGAAGTAGAAAAACTGAGTTCAGCCCGGCGCATACAACTTGATCTTGAAGAGCGGATCTATCGGCTAAAGAAGCTGGATCCAACGGCCAGCGCGGAGATTGCTGCTGCACAAGCGCAGGCCGCGCAGCAGGTCTTGGCATCAAATGATCTGATCGAGTCCTCGTACTTGAAGCAGCGCGATGCGTCCTTTGGCGCAGCCGAGGCCATTCGCAAATACGCCGAAGATGCTTCGAACGCTGGGGCACAAATTCAAAACGCACTCACCAACGCATTCAAGGGTAGCGAGGACGCGCTGGTTTCGCTGCTAACGAAGGGCGACTTTTCAATCAAAGGCCTCAAGAAGGCGTTCAGTTCGCTGGCCGATTCAATCGTCGCTGACATCACCCGAATGATCGTCAAGCAATCGATCACCGGGCCGCTCGCTTCGATGCTTGGGTTGTCGGGCGCGATATCGGGCGCAGTGGGTGGTGGGGGTGCTGGTGGCGCTGTTGGTGGAGGGATTGGTGGGTTTTTGGGTGGCCTTGTCACCACTGGATTCGCGGCACTGACAGGCACCGCCAATCCCAATATAGGACCGTCAATTCCTGGGCGCGCTTCTGGAGGCCCGGTGTCCGCGGGTGGCCTGTATCGGGTCAATGAACTCAACCGGCCCGAGATTCTTGATGTGAGCGGTAAGCAGTACCTGATGATGGGGGATCGCAGCGGCACCGTAGTTCCGAACAAGCTCGGATCTGCTGGGCGTGAGTATCTGACGATGGGTCGCGACGCTAAGGAATCTGGTCCGGCGCCGGTCAATCAAGGCTCGATGCAGATCCTGAATGTCAGCGTCACGGCGCCCGCAGGGGCCTCGCGAGAGACGGCGCTCCAATGGGGTTCGATAGCCGGACGCCAGATTCAATCGGCGACCAGGCGCAACGGTTGATGGCAATCACCGTGTACGGCGACGTCGTGCTTTCGACGTTGATCTTGGGCGTCGGTATCAAAGGCAAGAATCAGCGGGTTAACTCGCGCGTCATGACGGATAACGGGTTCGAGTCGGTGAATGTCGTCTGGACTCAGACCCTTCGCGAGTACACGCTCGGGGTCGTGCCGATGACGCTTGCCACCTGGCAGTCGGTCGAGACCATTCACGAAATCACCGAGGGCGGGGCTTACGGGTTTTTGTTACTCGACCCGCATGACTCGACGACCTTGGATGGCGTTTGCACCGGGTTCACGTCGACGACCTTTCAACTCTACAAGCGCTACCTGCACGTCGCATCCGGGCGGTACAAGAACCGCAAGATCACCCGACCGATTGCGGCCGGGTTTGCGATCACCGATTCAGGGGTCACTGTCTCGAGCTACACGCTCAATGTGACGACCGGCGTCATTACGATCCCGGCGGCACCGACGGCGGCGAACCTGGCCTGGTCGGGTAGCTTCTATGTGCCTGCACATTTTCAGGACGATTCGATTGATTGGGACCTAGTGCGCTCGGGTAACGTCTCGGATCGGCTCATCGATGGCCCATCGGTCGTCCTCAAAGAGATCCGCGAGTGAAGGGGTTATCGGCCGCGCTCAAAGCGCACATAGCCGGGGGCACGATGACCTTGGCCACGTGCTGGAAGGCGACTCTGACCAACGGCACCGTCTATGCGGCAACGAGCCTTGATCGGGACCTGGTTTTTAGTGGCGTCACGTATTTGGCAGCTTCGAGCTACAAGCCCAGCAACGTCGACTCGAGCAACGATCTCAATCCGGACAACCTCGAGCTCGATGGTTACCTGAGCGCGTCATTCATTACGGACGCCGACATCCAGGCCGGTCTTTGGGATTACGCCGCGATTGAGCTCTTCGAACTGAATTACCTCGACACCTCGATGGGGCGCAATCTGATCCGCTCGGGCACGCTCGGCCAGGTCAAGACCGGGCGCCAGACCTTTACCGCTGAATTGCGCGGGCTCATGCAGGCCTACTCCCGGGTCATCGGGCGCCTGACAACGCAGATCTGCACCGCCGACCTGGGCGATGCCCGATGCAAGAAGGTGCTGTCGTCCTTCACTTTCGCTCGAACCGTCGCCAGTGCAACAGGTAATCGGGTGATTACCGATGCCGGTCTCACCCAAGCCAACGATTACTTCACCGGCGGCAAGGTTACGTTTACGAGCGGCGCCAACACCGGGCTTTCGATGGAAGTGGCGACCTACTCGGTGGGAGTGCTCATTCTTGCGCTCGCGATGCCCTATGCCGTGATGGCCGGCGACACCTACAGCGTGGTCGCGGGATGCACGAAGCGCTTTTCTGAAGATTGCGTTACCAAGTTCGCAAACGGAAATAACTTCCGTGGCTTCCCCCACGTTCCCGGTATGAAGATCTGGAAAGCCGGCGGGGTCAAGTGAGATGAGCGGCAGTCTGATTGGCGGCATCATTGGCGCCACGATTGGCTTTGTCATTTCAGGTGGCAATCCATACGCCACTCAAGCCGGGTGGGTAATTGGCTCGGGCTATGGCGCGAGCTTCGACTCGCTTCCTGATGCGCAAGGCCCCAGGCTCGCAGATCTCAAAGCGCAGTCGTCCGAATACGGGCGCTCGATCCCGATCGTTTACGGCTCCGTGGGGCTTGGTGGCAATGTGATCTGGGCAGCTGACGTCATCGAGACCGCCACGGTCACGACCACCGGCGGCGGCTGGTTCACCCCGTCGCAATCGTCGACGAGTTATTCGTACTTCGCCGACTTTGCGGTCCTGTTAGCGGAAGGCCCATGCGAGGTCTTGCGCATCTGGTCAGGCCCTGAGCGGCGATTGATCTATGACGCCAACCTGGTCGAGGGCGGCGTTATTCGAACCTATACGGGCGACGAATCTCAACTGCCTGACTCGCTCATCGAGTCTTATTTAGGCGCCGGTAACGTGCCCGCCTACCGGGGCTCGTGCTACATCGTCTTTGAGAAATTCCCGCTCGCAAACGACGGCAATCGCGTGCCGATCATCTTTGCCGAAGTAGGGCGCCTGGGAACCGACTTCCCCCGAGTAGCGACTTATGTGGGCGCCGGGGCCGGCGTCACCGCTTATCAACCCGCACGCGCCGTTTACGACCCGGTCAATCAAAACGTCTGGTCGATCAATTACTCGTACCCGAATCTGACGGTGACGGTAAACAGCGACATCATGCTGGCGCAGGTTTCAAGCACGACGATCTCGATCACCTCATCCGGGTCCTTTGATCCCACGGCAGTCGTCTTCAAGCCAGGCTCGCCCAATACGATCTGGATCTCGGGCGGGGGTTCGTACGATCACTTCGTTTGTTTTAACGCCGACACCTACGCGCTCATCTCGAATTACGACGGCGCCTATTGCGGTTCGGCGCGGATCAACTTAGGCGTTTACAACCCTTTGACTAATGCGCTGCTCTGGGCGCGATCCGGCGGCACCGTCGTGATTGCTGCTGAGAGTGGCGGCACGACGTCATTCACCGTGGCCGGCGGTTCGAGTGCTGGCACGGAGATCTCGTATCTCGTCATCGGCAGCACCTACATCGTCGGTGGCATTGGTCCGTCGGGCTCGATCTCGCGAATCTGGGTCAATCGGGTCGACGACTATTCAGCGGTCAATTACTTCGCGGCGACAACGAACGTCGGGAAAGTTGCCTGGGACGAGGCCTACAACACCGTCGCCTGGTCGGGAAGTTCGGGCTTGTCGTCGGTCACCGTCACCGCTCACAACTACTTAACCGGGATCGAAGTCACCAATACCTTTGGCCCAGTCGCTGCGCCCAATGGCGATACGTCGCCTAGTCAATCCTGTTACGCGTCGTCGTTGAATTTCGCCGGCGGCAAGTGGTTGCTGACGTGTACCGGCTACTCGCCACGAGCGACGACGCTGTTTCGATTGAATCGCACGACGCTCGCAGCCGAGTATGGCTTCACCTATTCGGGGGAGGAAACAGCATCCGCTTTTGACAAGCTCACCGTTGGCAATCTCACGTTGCCAGGCAAGCCCTACCTGATGGCATTCGATCAAACGAACGTCAAGCGCATTCCGTTTGGCGGCGGCGCAGGAGGCCAATCGCTCGCTGAAGTCGTTTCTGACCTGAGCGATCGCGCTGGATTGACATCTTCAAAGGTCGACACCAGCGCGCTCGTTGACACAGTCGACGGTTATGCAATTGCGCGTCAAACCGGAGTTCGATCAGCAATCGATGCGTTGCGGCCAGCCTATTACTTTGACGCGGTCGAATCCGAGGGCGTGGTGCGGTTTGTGAAGCGCGGCGGCGCCATTGCTGCAACGATTCTGGACGATGAGCTCGCAGCCACATCGACGGAGAGCACGCCCGACCCGCTCTTGATGGTTCGCAAAATGGAGCAAGAGCTCCCGCGCACGGTGACGGTCAACTATCTGCTTGCGGCCACCGATTACCAGCCGATGAGTCGTTACTCGACGCGCTTGGTTGGTTCGAGCGGGGACGAAACAACCATCGACACGCCACTCGTGCTGCTCGACACTAAGGCTCAGGAGATGAGCCAGGTCAATCTCACGCTCGCATGGGTCTCGCGCCAGACGTATCAGTTCAGCCTCGGGCCCAAGTACGCATACCTGGAGCCGACCGACATCGTGGCGGTCAAGGGTAAGGCGATGCGCCTGACGAAAATGACCCGAACGCATGAGGGTGTCTTTGAGTGCGAGGCAGTTGCCGATGACAGCAACTTCTATTCGCCCGCGGTCGTGGTGACCGAGACACCCACGAGCGGGCAGACGGTCAAGACACTGGGCGAGACCGGACTGATCCTGGCATGAACATCAACCTGCTCTTCGATACGGATGACGATCCGGGCTTCTATGCGGCGGCAACATCGGCTGCCACCGGATGGCGAGGGGCGACACTCTCAAGATCAAACGATGGCGGCTTGACCTGGCTGTTTGCCGGGTTCTTTGGATCACTCTCGACCGCGGGCGTTTGCACAACCGTATTGGGGGATTTTGCGGGCGGCAACGTACCCGATGAGCTCAACTCAGTAACGGTGCAGATGACGAACGGGACGCTATCGTCGGTGGCATTTGCTTCGATGATCGCCAGCGCTCAGATCGCGATTATTGGCGATGAGATCGTTTCATTTCGTCAGGCCACACTCAACCTTGATGGCACCTACACGGTCCGTGGGTTCTTGCGCGGACGTCGGGGGAGCGAATACGCGATTGGCTCGCATGCGATTGGCGATCGATTTCTGGTGGTCGACACAGCGACGATGATTCGAGTCGCCGACACAAGCGCGTCCTTTGGGCTCTCGCGCCTTTACCGGGCGGTCTCAAGCGGTCTGACCACGGGGAACTCGCAGTCGTTTACCAATATCGGATCGGGACTTAAGCCTTATTCGGTTGTTCAAATCGGGGGAGGGCGCTATTCGGATGGCGCGGTTTTGATCTCTTGGGTTCGACGCACCCGCACCAGCGGCGAATGGCGAGATGGCATCGACGTGCCGCTTGGCGAAACCAGCGAGGCCTACGAGGTCGAGATCTGGAACGCGGGCCGGACCAGCCTACTTCGCACGATCACTGGAATTACCAGCACAAACGTTGTTTATTCTGCCGCGCAGCAAGTTGCAGATTTTGGTAGCGTGCAAAGTCCGATTGCGATCTCCATCTTTCAGCTTTCTTCTGTGATCGGGCGCGGATATGAATCGCGCGCCACTGTCTGAACCCAATGCAGCCTGAGCCAAAAACGCTGATCCCCACCTGCCAAGCCTGCCAAAGGCGACCGGCGGTTACACGTGCTCCCGTAGCGAGTGGCCGCTCAATGCAGTGGCGCTGTCAGGTCTGCATTGATCTTAAGAACCCGCCTGGCAGCAAGAAATAGCGCTTAGAAGGCGGTTCGAGCCCGCCCCGTTTCTGCGTATTGCACCGCGCACCCCTCGCGCCAAACCACGACCCCATACCCGGAGTGCTCATGAGCAATTCGTCGACTCTGCTCGACCTGATTTCTAGCAGCCAAAGCGCAAAGGAAGTCACTGCAAACGCGCTATTTGATGCGGGCAGCATGGCGGCTCTATTCGGGCGCCGCGCGAGCACAACGAGCGCACTCACATGGGGTTATTACGGCGGCACCCTGGGCGTTTCAGGTGTTCTCACTTCGGTCCCCAACGGAACTATCGCGCTTTTCGCAAGCGGGACAAACTACGTCGAATCGTCGACCGCTGGCGTGGTGAGCGTCAACACAAGCGCGTTCACCGTAGGTCGGATTCAGCTCTACACAATCGTGACTGGCGTGAGTTCGGTGACGAGCTACACCGACCAGCGCGCTTACGGATTCTCGGCAGCCAGCGGCGCAGCGGTCTCGTCCGTCTCAGTCGTGAGCGCCAACGGATTAGGCGGCACCGTTGCGACCCCGACCACAACCCCTGCCATCACTTTGTCCACGTCGATTACGGGCGTTCTTAAAGGAAACGGCACGGCAATATCAGCGGCGGCAGCGGGGACGGACTATCAGGTTCCGATCACATTGACGACCACTGGCAGTTCAGGCGCTGCAACATTCGGCGCAGGGGTCCTAAACATTCCGAGCTATTCCGCAGGCGGTGGCGGTTCTGTCACCAGCGCTTCGGTCGTTTCCGCCAATGGATTTGCCGGGACAGTTGCGACCGCCACGTCGACCCCAGCGATCACGATCACGACCTCGATCACCGGGTTACTTAAAGGCAACGGCACCGCGCTATCAGCTGCGGTCGTAAACGTCGACTATCTGCCACCTCCATCTGGCGGGGCCATTCTTAAGGCTGGTTATGGTGGCGCGCTTGGCAATGCGGTTGCCAATACTGATTATTTAACTCCGCCGCTGGGTACTTCATTGGTCAAAGCAGGTGCGGGCGGTGCCCTCGGTAATGCGAGTAGCGGGACCGACTACACGGTAGGCACTGCATCGCTTGCCAGCGGACTTTTGAAGTCGACCGCGGGGACCGGGAACATCTCCATTGCAGCGGCGGGGACTGACTTTCAGGCGCCGATCACGTTGACGACGACCGGGACATCAGGCGTTGCAACCTTCTCGACGGGCACCTTGAATATCCAGAATTACTCGGGATTGCCACTTAGCGGCGGCACCATGACCGGTGGCATCCTCCTCGCCGCGGGCACGACAAGCCTCTCGCCTTTGCAATTCACGAGCGGCACTAACCTGACCACGGCGACGGCGGGAACGCTTGAATACGACGGCTCGGTTTTTTACGCGAGCGTCGCCGCCAATACGAGGGCGGGTGTTCGGGTCGAACAACTTGTGCAACTCAACACGGCTTACTTGTTGACCAGTCAAACGGCCGCGCAAAAGCTTTTCAACGCGAGCACGAACGGCGCCATTACGCTGCCCGTGGGTTGTTACGAGTTCGAGTGTCGTTTCGCATTAACAGCATTGAGTGCGACCTCAGGCAGCTTTGGGTTCGCAATGGGGGGTGCAGCGACCTTCACTCAGCAATGGACTTCAGCGGCGTCTAAGGCTGCAACACTTGCGACAGCCGCGACATGGCAGATGGCTTACAACGTCGCGGCAAACACGACGCTTGCCACCGCGAGCACCTCAACTGTCGGCACGGCAATTATTCGCGGTCGATTGAATGTGACGGTAACAGGCACGGTTATCCCGCAAATCTCGCTCACCCAGTTGGCTACCCCAACCGTAAGTGCGGGCTCGTTTTTTAGGGTCAATTCCATAAGTGCATCAAACGGTGCGACCAACATCCTCGTTGGAAACTGGTCATAAAGGGAACGAAGCCATGGCAATCCTGCAAGAAGTAGACTCGAAAATCACTGCTCACATTGACGTGTGCTGCGTACGTTACGAGGCAATACAGGAGCAGGTCC